TAATCTGTATATGGAGAGGTTTCTATACAACGGATTCCCTCTGCGCCATCCAGTTCCCGCCCAAAATCCACCATATCCGGCCTATGCACCTCTTTAATCTGGATCACAGGCAGTTTCTTTGCACGAAAAATATCAAGCACCTTTTTCGCATTACGAATACAATTCCACTCGGGCGCTTCCATATTGTTTTCATCCATCTCTTTAAAATCTTCCTGCTGGATATCAATTACAAGCAGCGCACTTTTTTCCTCTATCTTCATAAGCTATTCCCTTTCTTCATTTATTTGTTGATTTTAAATACAGAATAGCTTTAATCTCTGTCAAAATTCACACCTAAATTTTCCTTCATAATACGCCCTCCAATATAGTGTTTTTCCCATACTAACATAGGTTTCTCCTTAACGGTAGTCCTGTTTTAAAATTCCCTCAGCGTAAAACTCACCGTCCACAGCCCTTTCCGGGACGTATCTTTCACAAGAGAAGCCTTATACCCCTCCACATACATCTCCGCTGTCTTCACTGCCAGCGTCTCCGTATCAAAATACCCTACCGCGATCTTTTCCTGCTGCTTAAATTCCGTCAGGGTCTTCAGCCACTTTGCTGACACTGAGAACGTCACCGGGATACTTACCACGCCAGCGCGCACCACATCCCGCTGCACCGTCCCGGCTTCTGTCTCCCCACCGGAATCCGCCTCCACATCATCCATCTGCACCTCATAGGAATCCGGCAGGGGGAGGGCTGTGCCGTCAAAAGTCAGATACTGTATAAATGCCATCTTTTACCTCCCTCCTGACCGCAGGTTCTGCCTTGCCTGCGCCGTTACCACCAGTTCATCCAGCAAAGTACCTCCCACATACACCGGAATCATGATATTGCCCTGTTTGCCGGAAAAACCGGACAGTGCCTCCGAAACGGCAGATGAGATCCCGGAGATCATATCCGACATGCTGCCTCCGGTCATCATCCCATATGTATCTCCATACCCGGCCACAGCTGCCTTTGGAGTGATGACCATGTCCGAAGCCACATCCTTCACAGCCTTTTCCACCAGGCGGCGGCTCTTTTCAATGCCGCCAGCCAGTCCCTTCATGAAGTCAGGCATCCACTTTTCATAGTCAGAGAGCGGTCCTTCATCCGGAGCAGAGAAGTGGAGGAAAGACGCAATCTTGCTGGCAATGCCGGATACCGTGTCAACCACCGCCTGCACCATGCTCTTGATGCCGTTGATCAGCCCCTGTATAAAATCCTTGCCCCACTGGAGGGCTTTCCCCGGCAGGCTCGTGATAAAGGAGATTGCGCCGGAAAAGCCGTTCTGCACAACCGATGCCAGCCCGGAAAGTGCGGAACGGATGCCGGAAACCAGGTTTTTAAAGGCATTGACCGCCGCGTCCTTTAATCCTGTGGCGATATTCACTACCGTGGTCTTGATGCCGTTCCAGATATTCGAGGCTGTATTTTTCAGTGTGTTCCAGATCTGTGAAATGAACTGGGAAAGTGCAGAGAAGATGTTCTGGATGCCCTGTTTCAGCGCATTTGCCGCATCGACCGCTGTCTGCCTGATGGTGTTCCAGACCTGCGCGGCTGTATTCCTGATATTGTTCCAGATATTGACGAAAAATGCGGAAACCTGCGACCACAGGCTGCTCCACCACTGCGGGATAGCAGAGAAGAAATCCACAAATTTCTGCGCCGCCGCAGGGATGGTTTCCGTAAAGAACACCACCACCTTGTCCCAAAGTTCCATCAGCTTTGCTGATACCGTCTCCCAGAGCTGGCCGAACCATTCCGTGATCGCGCCCCAGTTTTTCACAATGGCTATGATCGCGGCAATGGCCGCAGCCACTCCGGCAATGATGCCGATAATCGGAAGCAGGGAAATATTCAATGCTCCAAAGGATACTGCGAGGGCCGCGATAATCGGCACCAGAGCGGTAAAAGCCACAAGCAGCGCCCCGAGGATCACCACGAAGTTCTGCACCGGCTCCGGCAGCATGCCAAAGATCCCGCTCACAGTCTCAATGACCGCCACCAGGGGCGGCAGCACCACATTGGCAAGCTCCACGATCTTCTCGCCCAGAGGGATCAGGGCCTGCTGGAGCTTCCTGGTATTGGCCTCCATCTCCTGCATGGGAGTGCCTGTCTGGTTAAACAGGTTCTGCGCCGAACCTGCCACACTGTCGTAGGTTTCGCCTACCGAAGTCAGAGAAGTGATGAACCTGAGGTTCCCGTCCTCAGCCATCGTACCGAAGGCTTCCGCCGCCATGTTCAGGGCCTGCTGCTCATTGGTACAGTTTGCGATATCCGCCACAATGGAATCAATGACCTGCTTCTGGGTGGCTTCCCCATTCTGCCATGCCAGGAACAGGGACTGGGTCTTCTGGGAATACAGATCAATGGAATCCCCAATGGTCCCATCGGCTAATCGCGTGGTCACTTCATTGATCGCATCATTGACTTTATCGAGGTTATAAGCGCCGCCCTGCAGGCCGTTCTGCAGGAGCTGGAAATACTCGGATGCGGAGTAGCCGGCCTGGGCGAACTTGCCGGAATACTCGGACAGGTTATCGCCCAGCTCGTTGGTCTTGTCCAGGCCATTCTGCGTACCCGTGACGATGTAATCCATCGCCTCCTGCGCCGTCATGCCATACTGCTTCATTAGGGCATTGATGCCGCGCAGGGTCTCATTCATGTCAATTCCGTACAGTTCATCCAGCGTCAGCGCCTGCTGTGTCAGGTGGGTAAGGTCGGTATCGGAAAGCTCCCCAAGGTTCTTCTTTACCATGATGACCGCTTCCGCTACAGAATCCATGCTCTGTCCAACACCGGATCCATAGACTTCTTTGACAACTGCGGCACTGGCTTCCGCTGCGGCACCCGTTTCCCCGAAGTAAGCGTTCACCTTTGTGACTGCATTTTCTGTCTCCGCATAAGCGGACACCGCCTTGTCCCCGATATCCTGGATCTTATCCCCAACGACAGACAGCTGGTCAGCGGCTTCCATGAGAGCTACGCCCTTTGTGGCCTCCGCAATCTCCCCGATATCGCCTGCGGCATCCTGCGCCGCATCGCCCACGTTGTTCAGGTCTTCGATCAAGTTCCGGACCGCCTGCCCGTCATCCACTGTGTCCAGGGCGTCCGTCAACTGCTTAATGTCCGCCTTTCCGCCTGTGACCGCTTTCCCGATCTTCTCCACAGCTGTTTTCAGTTGGTCTGAGGATGCCGTGCCGTTTCTGATGGCATTTACCAATCGGCTTCCCAGCACATCGGCATAATCATCCACGTTGGATTCTGTGGCGGCAAACAGCTTGCTAAGGCGCTCCGTATTCGTGGATAGCCGTTCCTGCTCTGATTGAAGCCCGGACAGATCAGCCTTATAGCGGTTCAGCGTCCCCCTGGTTTCTTCCACCTCGCGTTGGAAGGCCATGTACTGGTCTTTTCCAAGGTCACCATGCTCAAAGGCTTTCGTCACTTCCTCCTGCGCCTGCTCCAAAGCCTGCAGTTTTCTCTCAGTATCCCCGATGGCAGCCTGCAGCAGTTCCTGCTTCTGTGCTAAAAGCACCGTGTTGGACGGGTCCAGCTTCAGGAGATTGTTCACATCCCGCAGCTGGCTCTGGGTCTTCTTTATCGAATTGTTGACGTCAGACAGCGACTTTTCCAGGCCGCTGGTATCGCCGCCGATCTCCACCGTAATCCCCTTGATCCGGCTTGCCATGTGTCACCACCTCCTGAAAATGGGCATAGAAAAAGCCCGGATTGCTCCAGGCAGGTTAAAATAAATCAAAATCTTTTTGTGTGGCCACCACCGCATATTTATGCTCATCGTTCCGGCTCTCCACGTACATGTCGTTGATCAGCCCGATGCTCAATAAATCAAGGTCACAGATGGAAAGCCCCAGCTGCACACACCGCAGCAAAAACAACGGAGTCGTCATTTCCCGGTCAGTTGCGCGAAGTTTTTTTTAGCCTGTACCTCTGTCCTTGTGTTCAGCCCCCAAAGCTCGATGATCTGCGGCAGCACCTGGTAGATGGAGAAGGTGTTAAATCCGTCCAGCCATTCTTCCGGCGTATCCGGGATGGAAGGGTCTGCGTGCTTCGCCATCACATAGGCGATATTCTCAAACATCTCCAGGGAAAACAGGTCGAGGCTGGAATTCTCAGGGTCATTCTTGTCGATGCTCTTTTCCAGGTCCCGCAGGTCTTTGAAGATATCCCTGTGGAATTTCATCCGGTAAATCCTTGGAATAGCTGCGGAGGCCTTGAAAGCGACCTCCTGTCCGTCGATCGTGATCGTTTGCTTCATGCTCATGGTTTTCCCTCCTATGCCTTTGTTTTAGAGCTAAAAACGGCTTCCGTCTTCCCTGCTGTCCCGGTAGGAACTGACAGCGCCGCCTTTGCCGGTGCCGCCTGCTGTGTTTCCGGATCAACAGGTTCGGCGGTCTCCGGCATATATACGGAAGAATACCAACCGGTGTAAACTGTATCCGTGGTAGAATCGCCCGTCCTTGCCTTTACATAGCCGTTTGCCAATGGTGCGGCTGTGATGGCAAGCGTCTCCGTCTGTACCTCGATCTCCTCCTCATTGGTAGTGGATTCGATATTCGGCCTTGCGGCGGAACAGTTATACAGCACATGGCGGATCTTCTTTATATCCCCGTCAAACTCGAAGAGCAGCGCAAAGTTTGCGGTCTCCACGTTGGCATTCTCCACCAGCACCTGGTTGGTATCCAAAGACTCCTTCAGCACATCCGTCCGGAAGCTCTCCGGCACCATGGCAAGTTCCAGATCCCCCTCATAGCCCATATTGTTGGAAATGGTATAATAGGCATACCCATCCGCGTAAAAATTGGACGGCTCGCCGTTGGGCTCCAGGGAAAGGGACACTGCGCCCGGCATAGCCACCGGCGTCCCGAATGTGACCTCCCCGTCTTCATCCACCGTAATCAATGCGTAATGCACGTTGCAGATGTTAAATTTTACTTTATTCTTCTTATTTGGCATTTACATTCCCTCCATATCAAAAGAGTACAGGACCTCGTACAACTTTTCGCTGTCGATCCAGGTTTCCGTCTTGTTATAAAAAAGCCCCGCCGCATCAAGCGTATCCTCCACCTTCTGCTCCGAAGCAAGGTCTTTATAGTCCGTATATAGCTCCAGACGCACCTCGCTGATTTTATGGTACACTTTCCCGTCTGCGGAAAAGTTATCACTTCCAGGAAGCAGATAGCAGAGGAACGGCGGCTCCGGGGATTCCCCTTCCGCAAAGTGGTCATAGGCATAGGGGATGCCTATGCTGTCCAAAATGGATAATAATTTTTCCATCTCATCCCTCCAGTGCTTTTCGAATTTCTTCCTCCAACTTTTCGATACCTTTCTGCTCTGCGGAGGCGATGTGCGGTTGTGCCGCCACCCGCCCACCGCTGCGCTTGGCATGTCCGAACTCCAGGAGGTGCGCCAGCTGGTAGCGGTTCCTGGAATGTACCACCACCGTCAGGCTGTCTGATGTTTCCTTCATCTTCTTTACCGCCCAGCTTTTGGCATAATCCCCGGTGTCCTTCGGCGCATGGGAGCGGATATCATCCCTTACTGCATCCCCGGCATTTTTGACTGCCTGCTTCACATCTTCAGCGGCGAGATCCGCATATTCCCCAAGGGTATCCATGATGGCATCCGCAAGGGCATTGACTGAAACATTCTTCTCCATGCTTACCGCCTCACTTTCTGGCATTTGAGCTTTACCGATTTCTTCTTGAAATTTTGGTGGTCAATGCCAAGGATGTTGTATATCCCACCCTTATACACGACTCGGTATTCGTCAGGAGTAACCTCCAACACAGCTTTGCACCACCGGACAGTAAAGTCGGCCTTGGTGTTATCCACCACCATACCGGCTGAGGTGCTCTCATTTGGAGATTCCCCGCTGATAGTGGCATAACAGGAATAGAAATCATCCCATTTGCTGATATGGTTCCCAATGTCATCCACCACAACTGTGTTTTTCTGTATGGTGATCTTCTGATTCAAAAGAGCGATATCCATCAGAATCCCTCCTTCCGGCTCCCGAAAAGCAGTGCCCTAAGCGTCAGGTTTAAAGCATGGTGGTCGGCTTCCTCCCGGTGTTCGTAAAGATATGCCGCCGTGAACATCACGGCAATCTTCCCGTTCGGCGCTGCGGCAAGGTCATCCTCACTGTCCGTGCGGAGGATATCCATGCACTGCTTTACAGCAGCACTGATCATCCCTTCAATCAGGGCATCGTCATCCCCATAATCTACCCGGAGATAATTCTTCATTTCTTCCAGCGTCACCATCTGCATGATCTCCTTCCCAGGAAGCGGCATCCCAATAACCAGAGATGCCGCCGTCATTTATACTCAGAGGGTCACTTAGGCACTGGCCTTCTGCGCCAGCACCTTCACCGCCTCGGAGAGCACAAGCTTCCCGTCCACCCTCTGGAAGCCAAGGAAGCCCACCTGCCCGTTGGCGGCGTACAGTTCGTTCAGCCGCTTGAAGGAACGTCCCTGGCGGTCCGCGATCCAGTAGTAGCTGAAATCACCGAAGGCAATGGTCTTAGCCCCTGCCGCGATCACCGGCATATAGGCGGACGTCTTCATCGGCCTGCC